AATGTATGTATAACCACCTTTAGAAGGTGATGCCAAATTTGATAAAGGTTGATATAAAACAATTTAAATTGCTTCCTCCTGACCTTGCTTTAAAATCTTTACAGTCAGACCCGTTTGCTATTGATGCTGACTTTGTGGAACTTAAGGACGAGGACAAATTATGAAGTTTAAAGACGTTGTTGCTGAAGAAAGATTTGATTTTATGTGTGACCGAGCTAAAGAGTTAGCTTTTGAAATGGATGAATGGTCGCAAGCTACCTACAATATTGAATTAACCTTAACTGCTACGGTGTCTACTGCTGCAGAAGATAAGGCATTAGGTCGGATATCTGATACTCACCGTACAGGAAGAGCGTTTGACATAAGAACTCGAGACTTACCTGAGTCATTCATTGCAGAATTTTGTAGTTACTTCAAAAAAAAATACAATAAGCTTGGTGCTTCCTTTCAACAGCGTCCTAGTTTAATTGTTTATAAGCCACACGGCTCTGGGCCTCACATACATGTGCAACTTAATAGAAGTTTTGCTATCAAGATTGGAGATTTAAATGTCAAAAAATAAAAAAGCTGTAGAAGTTAAAGAAGAAAAGCCCGTAGAAAAAGAAGCTGAAGATATTTTAGCTCCTGAAAAAAAATTTATCGGCTACCATCCAATAACAGGTGAAGAGATTTACGAGTAATGGTCGACATTCGCTCCGCCCAGTATTTAGCTACAGTTCTTCACGACCTCCACTCCGTCTGGCAACCCCATCCGGGGCAAGTTGGTGTGGGTAAAGCTTTGTTTTACGAAAACAAACGTCGAGTGATGACAAGATGTGGACGTAAATGGGGCAAGACTGAAATGTCTTTGTACGTACTCTACCGATGGGCACTTACCATTCCCAATGGCCAATTCTATTACGTAGCTCCTTACTACAACCAAGCCTCAGAACTTATCTGGAAACCGGGCAGACTACAAAACTTTCTTGGTGCCAGCAGAGATGTGTACATAGAAGATTTCCATGAGACAGATAAACGTGTAGTATTCAAAAACAAAAGCTTCATTAAGCTAATTGGCTCAGATAACTACGAAGCTGGACGAGGTTTAAACCCAGACGGAGCGGTGTATGATGAGTTTAAAGATCACGACTATAGATTTCACCAAGGATTTGCAGACAACTTACTTGCGAAGAAAGCTCCGCTTCTTATCGTTGGAACTCCCCCTGAACTATTCGATCATTTTTTCGTTAGGACAGAAGAAGAGTTCAAGCTTGACCCCCGGGGTGCTTATTTTAAAAGACCGACGCATACTAATCCGTATATAGACAAAGAAGAACTTGAACTTGAAAAGCAAGCAGCGATAAACAAAGGAGAATGGGCAAAGTACATGAGGGAAATTGAAGCAGAGATCGTCCCGGGCGGCGCTAATGCGATATTTCCAATGTTAGAAATTCCACGATACGATGAAAAAGGCGAATTCGTAGGAGAATCTAGACATGTTAAAACCCATGCAAATCTTATTCAGGAAGTTGAAGCTACATGGAGAGATTGGCAATTTTATGTTACGTACGATCCCGGTTCTGCTGTATGTTTTGCTGCTGTTTTTGCTGCGGTTAATAGATATTCTAAAAAAGTAATCATCCTAGACGAGATATACGAGAAACGTAAGATGGAAATGTCTACGAGAAAAATTTACCCACTTGCCATGAGGAAGATGAAGGAACTTAATAGTCGTGTAGATTGGAATGAGTCGTACGATTACGCAGCTACGTGGTTTCAAAACGAAGTTATGTCAGAATATCGTCGATCTATCATGCCTTGTACTAAGGACGTTAATAAAAAAGAAGAAAAGCTATCGGCCATAAAAGATTTTTTACTAGAAGACCTATTCATCATCTCCGATCGATGTAAAGGTTTAATAAGTGAGATGTCTACGTATGCAACAGATGAGAACAACCGCATACCTAAGATTAATGACCACGCAATCGACGCAGTTAGGTACATGTTTAACGCTGCCTATTTATCTACCGTACCAAGAGATAGACATAAAAGACCAGATGATAGAAGATTGTGGAAAGATATAGATTATTTACCAGATGAAGAAATAGCGGAAGCACCTATAGACTTTGACGAGGAATTTACGAATGAATGGTATGATTAGTATGTTTGCAATTGTTTTCTCTTTCCTAGCTTTGCTTGTATCTATCGCAGCGATTGTGATTGTACTTGCAATGAAGTGGAGTACACACAAAATAGAATGGAAGCCATTACAAGTTCACGATCCACTGTCAGAACCTGAAGAAGAGTTGGAAGAAATATCTGCCAATGATGACAAACTTTTAGAAAAAGCGTTAAATCTTCAGAAGAAGAAGAAAAAAGAGTCTGACCCATTAGATTCTATTTTGGAAACAAATAACTTTTAAGGATACTTATGTTTGAAACATTTGAGGATTTAGACAATATACAATCAACTGAAGAAGTAATTCCATTTCAGTTTCGTGAAGACAAAACTGAAGACGGTACTCTTGAGTGGCTTAATAAAAGATTTCAGAAAGTTTACCAAGGATCATTTCAGCGATTCATTATGTATCGTCGCTATCTTCAAATGTACAAAAACGTATCAGAAGAACATGGTGACGGTCTAACCAAGACAAATACTCGTTACGTTCCCGGCTCATCTAAAAAACCTAAGATGAGAGACAATCTTGTTTGGGATCTTGTTGACCAAAAAGTAGCAGAGATTTCTAAGTCTACACCTAAGGTAGCATTTATTCCTCAAAGTTACTTTGATCAAGACGATATCAATAACGCTAAAGCTTGTAAGATACTTACTCAATCTAGAATGGAAGAAATGAAATTTGAAAAACATATCTTACCTAGAATGGATAAGATTATGTTTCTTATGGGTCATGCTATTGCAGAAATCTGTTGGGATGAAAGCATAGGCCCTATGAATCCTAAGTATGAAGCTGTAAAAAAGAAATACAAAGGTAAAGTTCCTAAGACTACACCTGAAGGGGTTGTCATTGAAGGCAAGTATCTATCTGAAGACGAAATGTTCTTAGGAGATGTTGCCGTAAAACCTTGGCTACCATATCATTGCTTTCCTGAAGAAACTAAAAAATGCATAAAGGATTGTGATTACTTTGAAACGATCGAATGGAAATTTAAACAAGAAGTTGAAGCCGATTACCCAAAAGCTAAAGAAAAAATCAAAGAAAACGCTCACGTTATGTGGGACATGTCTGCATCAGACTTGTCAGTGCCTGATAATATGGTCATGGTTAGAACCTTTTGGCACAAACCAACTAAGCACTTCTCTGAAGGATGTAAAATAACTTATTGCGAAGATTTAATTTTAGATTGGATTGATTTCCCTTATGAAGATAAAGAGCTACCGTTTATTGAAGACAAAGACATTGAAGTAGTTGACGAGTTCTGGGGTCGGCCGTTTATTATTAACATCGAACAGTTCTATAGAATGAACAACTCTATCTGGTCAGGCATAGCGAGAAACCATGGTGTACTAAACGCACCTAAGTATGTGTACCCAGAAGGTTCTGTCGACAAGCAATCCCTTAACAATGAGTTTGGTTCTATTGCCTACCGAGGCGGTGTTGCTCCTCAAGTGTTGCAACATAACTACGTTAACAGAAATGAGATAGAACTAAGTAATCTTATCTCAACACGATCAGGTAAGCTTGCTAGATTGTTTGATATCTCTAGAGGTAACGTACCTCAAGGTGTAACTGCCGCTCAAGCTATGAGACTACTTGAAGACCAACAGTTTCAAGCCATGTCTACTACTGCAGAAAATAGAAAGCAGAGAATTTTAGATATCTACCGCAAGGTAGTTCTTCGTATGGCACAGTATTACTCTCCAGATGATGGACGTATGTCTAGAATACTTGGAAGTAACAACAGCTACCTTATGCAGTCATTTAAAAAGTTTGATTTCAATCTTATCTACGACATTCGTATCGAGAATGATTCTGTTCTTAGCACTTCTCGTGCAGGTAGAATGGCAGACATCGTAGACCTTAACACTGCTAATCAAAAAGACCCTCTATTCGGTAAAAAAGAAATGATTCGCATACTAGGACTTAACTTGGTAGAAGCGTTTCAAGATGAAGTCACTTACTCTATCGACACAGCTAAACAGTGTCTTGATATGTTACTAAACGGAGAGGAAGCACCAGCTCCAGAAAATACTGACGGTCTTGTAGAATTTTATGGGGTGTTTTCTAGATTTGTAGAATCTCCTGAATATAAATTTATTCTTAGACCTGAAACAAAACAAGCAATCATGGATTACATTGCAGCTATTGAAATGCTTTGCTATGAAAAATCCATTAAGAATCCTGCGTTTGGTATGGAAATGGCAATGTTTACAAAGTTTCCTATGGTCTTCAATCCACCTGCTATGCCTCCTATGCAGAAACCTTCACTACCTATGCAAAATCCAATGGCAGCTCAACCTTCAACATTACAAACACCTAATGCAATGAAACAAGTTGATGCTGAATTAAAACAACAAGGGACATTATAATGGAAGGAACAGAAACAGTATCATCAGAAGCAACATTTGAGACTTTTGACAATTTTGAAGAGATTGCAGAAGAAGCGGAAGCAGCAGCGGAAGATGATTGGTCGCAAGACGAACCAGCAGAAAAAGTATCTGAAGACCTTAAGGTAATTAAGGACTCTCAAGCTGACTCTGAAGGTAAAGTCATTAAAGAAGATAAAAAAGAAGTTAAAGCTGCTAAAGAAGAAGCAGAAGAGGAAGAAGAAAGTGAAGAAAGTGGAGAAGACAACGAAGAAGTTGCTGCAAAAGAAGATGAAGAGAGCGGAAAGGACAAAGAAAAGAAAGATGTAAAAAATCTTCGCATGAAAATGGGCGACGAGCTATTTAATGTAGCTTCTGACGCTACGTTTAAAGTAAAAGTTGACGGAAAAACTGAAGAAGTACCGTTACAAGAGCTTATTAATAATTATTCTGGCAAAACAGCTTGGGATAAGAAGTTTACAGAACTAGGAAAAGAAAAAAAGAATTTTCAATTTGAATACCAAACACTTAATAATCAAAAGAAAGTTTTAACGGATCATGTCACTAACGCATTGAAGCCACTTAAAGACCCAAATGGGAATCCTCTAGACTCTTTGCTATATTTAGTTGAAATGTCCGGAGAAGACCCTTACAATGCATATAGGCGTATCATGGAGACAAACCTAGATGAACTAGGTAAGCTTCTTGATATGTCGGAAACAGAGCGTGAGCTTTATTTCCATAAAAAGAAAGACGAATTGTACGGCAACGTATCAAAGAAGCGAGAAGCTAGACTAACAGAGGAAAGAGCCTTTAATCAGGTCATCCAAAAAGTAGACCAGCTACGCCAAGCTTTAAATGTTAGCGAAGATCAATTTGTTGACGCTTCTGAAGAGCTGGAAGAGATTTATAAGGAAGCAGGACTAGATTTAAATCAGATTACTGAAGAAGTTGTTGTGGACTACGCAAGTTTGAAACCACACATAGAAGTAGTCAAAGAGTTAATTGCTCCTTATGAAGAAAATATTTCTGAAGGCAGATATGGAGACGTGGTAGCGGAGTTATCTAGGTATCTCCGAGACAAAAAAATCAATGTTTC